CATTACCTTTGCAGCCGCAAACACGGGAGTAGCTCAGTTGGTAGAGCACCGGTCTCCAAAACCGGGTGTCGGGAGTTCGAGCCTCTCCTCCCGTGCAACAACAAACCGCTGTAAATCACAAATTTATGGCGGTTTTATTGGTTTAGGTCGGACGAAAGTCGGACAGATTTAATTCTTGATTGTCTAACATCCTACGTTTTCATACTTGAAAAACGTAGAAAAAAATGTTTTCTAAAAAAAGAAAAGGTTCTTCCTTAGCAACCATAGTAAGCTATACGTTACCCACCCTCCATACTGGCAAGAACTGGTATGTGGATTTCACTGCATACGACCCAGCAGAACAAAAGATGAAGCGCAAGAAATATATGCTGGACGGAATAAGCAAAATCACCGAACGTAGAAAAAGAGCTGCTGATATTATTGCAACTGTTACCGCCAGACTTCGTTCCGGATGGAACCCATGGGCAGATTTGTCTAATTCCCGCCAATATGCAAAAGTGGAAGATGTAATTGAGATGTATGCAAAATACCTTGATAAACTGCGAAAAGCCGGCAGCATCAAACCCAATACATTCACAGACTACAATAAGAGACTACGTGTACTCTGTGATTATATGCAAAACCACACCTTGCCAATCATGTACATTTACCAATTCAACCTAACCTATATTAGTGATTTCCTGGACTATCTCCTACTTGACCGTGATTCAAGCGCCCGTACCCGAAACAATTATAAGATATGGCTCTCATCATTCTGCTCATGGTTAGTCGAAAAACAATATATGGAAACTAATCCGTGCGAACGCATAAAGTCACTCAAGGAAGAAGATAAAAAACGCACTGCAATCTCTCCAGAGGATTTAAAGCGAATCACTAAATATCTGTCTGAAAATGATCCTTATTATCTTCTTGTCTGCCGAATGGAGTATTACACATTTATTCGTCCAGAAGAACTGACAAACATTAAGTTATGCGATATAAACCTAAAGGAACAAAAGATACTTGTAGCATCAAACATATCTAAAAATCGACGAGATGGCATGGTCGGATTGAATGATGAAATAATAAAGCAAATGATTGATTTGCATATATTCGATAACGATACCAACTGCTATTTATTCAGTAAAGGCTTCAAACCTGGCTATAAGAAGATTACTACCCGAGTGATTAGAGACAGATTCTATAAGCTCCGTTCAGTTTTAAAGTTACCAGATACCTATTTATTTTACAGCTTCAAAGATTCCGGAATCCGTGACTTAGCTAACTCTGCCGGTATAGTAGTTGCCCGTGATCAAGCAAGGCATACAGATATATCAACGACCAACAAATATTTGAAAGGAAGTTCTCTGACGGTACATGAAGAAACAAAACACTTTGTCGGAGAACTATAAAGGAGCAGCTTATTCAGCCACTCCTTCTACAAATTCTTTCAACCGATACAATCTATCAATAGCCGGATTGTAAAAAGCATCCGGATAATGCTGCTTAATATCACAGATATTCGCATTAACATACATAGAGGTGTCAAAAATATGTTCTGCCTCACTTAGCATCACCTCCTTGGGTAACTGGGTTGTTTGTGCCCATTCGATTATTGCCTTGACGGATTCCTCGTCGTAAGCATATTTACTTTCTTCTGCCATAATTGCTTTATCTAATCATTTATAATTGAAAATACGCGTCGTTCGCCATATCAACGGCATCCTCCAGACTGCCGCCACTTTCTTCCACAAATGCGACTATCGCATTTATGAATTCATCAAAGGAGGCAACATCCTCACCCAAAGTCCGGGCATTGTATTCCTCCTCTGTAAAACCTATGTTCTCTATCAATTCCGTTTTCATTGCAACAAGCAAATACCGTTTCTTTTATAAATATGAAAAGCCCCGACTTCCGTCGGGGCCACTTATCAAATGAATGATAAGTAAAACTACTACAGCAACAAAGGTATGTTTTTTCTACCACATAAACAAATTATAACTCACCCCACCACCGACATAAAAACCACCCGGATAACCATAACCTGCCTGCAACCCTAATCCCCACCGCTTCTTCTTCGACTTGATGGGAACCGGATGATAGACGTCATTCGTCACTGTCTGATAAACCGTCTTCGGATACACCACCATACTATCCAGCCGAGGGTCTACATATCCGCTCACCACAGCCCGATACGAGCTGTCTCTATATACCACTTGTCGGCGATGGAGCAAGGTATCACCTATCCGTGTCGTGTCATCCGGCACGAAACGCCAGAACACAGCCATCGGCGCAGAGATAAGCATCGTATCTACCCTGACAACCGTCTTAATCTTCGTCTTTACACGAACTTCTGCCGGAGGCTCATGCAAACGAAACCAAGCCGCCACACAAGCAATTACCAGCAGTACAATTAATATCCACGATAACTTTTTCATAGTCCCAGATATTTCATAATGCCCCATACGTGCAGATTCACAATTGCCAATTTACCTTCTTCGGACAACAAGAACTCCACATCCTCTTTATTATCCTGAAACAGATTTTCCGTAAGGACAGCCGGACACTTGGTGTGCTTCAGTATGTAGAATCCACTTTCTTTATCCTGGTCTCCATCCGTCATGTCCTTGCGTATCTTCATTCCCGGCAGACAGTGTTCGGCATCCTCGTACAGACAAGTCGCCAACTTATCCGCTTTTGTTTTGCCAACAGAAGTCCACGCTTCCCAACCACGGGCAGACATCCAATCACTTCCATTACCGGCAGCATTGCAGTGAATAGAAACAAGTACAGCCTCAGAAGCCTTATACTCGTTAGCCCTACGGCATCTCTCTGCCAGTGGAACATCTATCTCTTCCTTGACGATACGCTCAGCGTCAATGCCATTCTTCCTTAACTCCATTACCAGCCGTTCGGCTATCTCACGGGTATAGGCATACTCCCTTAACCGGCCGTCCGGAGAACGCTTACCGGGAGTATTACTACCATGTCCGTTGTCAATCAATACTTTCATTTTTCTTCCTCCTTATCAATTTCGTTTTCAATTCTTCCAATCACTTCCTGGACGTGCGAGGGCATCGCACGCTTGAACTCGAACCTTATCAAATGGTAGATTATCCGGAAAGCCTTATTCTTCGGGTATGCTGTAATCAGGTTCTTGAATGCGTTTTGCAAATACACGTATGAGAAAACATATGTAATAGTCTTTATTACAATGAGAGCACTTTCACCGTCACCTATTGAATCCATGAAGACGAACACCACCTCAATAATAACCAGGTACAAGAGCAATTCTGCCAATGCATTCTTAAACTTACTCCACTTGAAATTCTTGCACCGAATAATACTCACGCCATCGGCACGCATACCGCACCAGATATTAAAGGCAAACATCACCGCCAAAGCTATAAGGAAGCCTTGGGTAGGTGTCAGATATGCTAATGTCGAACTAAATAATGACACGCATATCACACGAATTTGGTCTAATGTCAATAATCTATCCATTTTCAAATACCATATAATTATTAATACTACCAACCACTTTTTTGTCGAACAATTACCAAAAGAAGTAAACCGTCATCAAACATGACATCGTTCCACAATATTCCACTGACAAAGCTACCAGCATCTACCGCCTCGAAAAAGGACATAAAAAAAGAGCTTAATGACAACGTAGGTCTATCACTAAGCTCTTTGTTATAAAACAGAGACATGCTGTTCAATAGCAAGGTAGAAAATAACACATTCTAATAAGATGTTTATCCAAAGTTGTCGGATTACATTCCAGCCTCCTACAAATGGCAGCTTTGGAATATCCGTATTCAAACATCTTTTTAATCAACCGCTCTTTACCGGTCAACTTATAATGGGAATTCTTGCCACCAAGTGGTCGACCAAGCTTCATCCCCATGGCCACTCTTCTGGCAAGCCCAGCCTTGGTTCTACGGGATATATCCTCTCGTTCTTTCTGGGCGAATAGAACCTTGAAGAATGTATCCTGTACAGAATCTGAATCATCTTTAATAAGCTTGTCATCACGAATTTCTACAATATTGGCTTTTGCCATGAGGCAATGGGATATGATAGCTATAACCATATATGCACAACGCCCAAGCCTCGAGAGTTCCGTAACATATATGGTATCGCCTTGGTCTATCGTATTCAGTATCTTGCCTAATTTCCGTACATTGGGATGCCTGGCACCAGACACACTTTCTTCAATCCATTTATCTATAATGAGTCCTTTTCTCTTGCAGTATTCAGTTATCTCATACCGTTGATTCTCTACGGTCTGTTTTTCACTGCTGACCCGTATGTAACCGTAATTCATAACTCTCATTTTTTTTATGAAAAGTAAGAATTTATCCGCAATTAATAAAGCATCGAACATGAAGTTTTCATAATCCAGAGGATTCGCCCCTTAAATGTATTAAGTATGGCAGAGAAGCAGGATATAGCAATGAACGCATTTCAGATAGTGACTGATGTGACGTATGTATATGGTGAGAAAAGCAACAACCAGAATAAGATTGCTGTGGAAGATTTGGCGAAACAAATGGGTATATATACAAAAAAATGGGATTCCAATAAAGGGGATTTGTTGGAAATAAACGCTCCGTATTCTATATTCATTATAGGAGAATCTGTCATTGGAGGGCATATAATGGGAGTGTTTGCCAACAATATTACAGTCTTGAGCAAAGCAAGACAGTTTTCCGAAACAAAAGACCAAGAAGGAACAATTAATATTTATAGGAAAGACGAACATAGTATAATTGTACAGAATAATATAGAAAAAATGAATATAAGAATATTATTCTTGTCTTCATATTAAGCTTATATGTCATAGATATTCTTTGCTGAATTATCCTTGATGGGGAACTAATTAGTATTACCCGTTTTGACCGAGATGGACGGAACGGGTTACAAAAGAACTCAAACAGACCATTAACTTTCCCATTTCTCAGCATGTCTTGTATGGGATTTGTTCCTTTAAAATAAAAATTATACCTTTGGTACATTAACAACCCGATAATCATGCCTTATTTGTGAAGATAGAGCATGCACTTAGAGGGCATTGGCAACGCCATAAAGCTGAATTCGGGTTGCCACCCTATCTCTTTCTTTTGCGCATTGGACAGAATGTTTGTTTGCTTGTTAAATTATACTTCATACCATTATATAGATGTTCAATGTGCGCAAATCAAGCCTGTTCAAGCCGTGATGGTTTGAGCGGGTTTTGTTTGGCATTCTGATTGATTATTTTTAATTTTACCGCACAATAATAGCAGATTGGTTTTATAAAGTCTGAAGAGTCAGGCCGTTATAAAACTACAGTTAACTCTCTTTCTCCGTCTTGTCCGTGAGGATAGGACGGATTTCTATATATCAAGCAAAGGATACGGCAAATAAATATAAAGCTCAATCTGCCATCTAATTTAGGTAAATTGGATTGAGCTTTATGATATAAATGTCAAGATAATATGTTGGTTGGATGCGTATGTACTTTTGACAACATATTTAGTGTTTTCTCCTGCACTCATTATACAAAACTTATTTTCAACCTCTGAGAAGAAATTAATGGCACCTTGTGGAACTATTATGTTCCCGGTATTGCTCCCATATACAACTGCAATCGCTTTTTGATGTACAGAAGAGGCATTTTGAACCATAATTAATCCGGAATTATAGGGCAGCTCATACGTTTCTCCAGGAGTAATAGTTTTGTCTAATCTGAAAAATCCACAACTCTTCACCAAATCTGTAGGAGTTACCTTCTGCTGGTTGTTCCCTTTCTCAGTATACAGATAGTCCGCTACATTGTTTATCGGAAACTCATTCATTGCTATATCTTGCTTCTCTGCCATAATCTTACATTTAAGGGGCATAATTTCCGGACGGAAATATTACCCGATTTAACACTTTAATTTTAGTCTCGTTTTGTAAATTATAAATCAAATTATTCCGTAGTATCTAAAGAACTCAAAAGGAGTTCTCACATCAAGATAACCGTCTACCTCTTCGTTGGCTTCCGCTTCCATTTCAAACGCTGAATTTCCGTAAGCCTTATCACCTACATTCACCCAGCACCGGTTACGGCATAAGTGATACACGTAGGATATTGCGTACTCCAACCCATACTGAAGGTAGAACCACAACGGGCAAAGTAGATATACCCAGATACTGAACCCGGTAAACAGCATGATTACCGTCAGCAGCACAGCCGATGCAATCATACATTCTTCCCATTGGCGCACATGAATCGCCTCATGGTTAAGTGTACTCTGCTTCATCTCCTCCTTGCTTTTCTTCGTAAAGACGAAGCATCCCAATGTGATGGTGTTGTAGCCCTGCCACAGCAGCCATTTTGCAATTTTGCTTTCATAAAACACTTTCATAACACTGATATTTTAAGTTTTCGATTCCGCTTTTCCTGATATTAGAACCCATTTCACCTCATCCTTTACTCCATCAGAGTATGTCGCTACGGCCTTGAATTGAGCAATGGAAAGCGACGGAACAATGATTTTAGAATAGTATTCTCCGTCTATGATAAAGCTACCTCCACCTGCGACTTTTATGGATGCAGGTCCAGTGAGACGGGTATAGACACCTCCATTATACAGCATGCACTCTCCACCTTCATATTCTGCCGCATTCGGCAGGTATATTGTTTCCTCTAGCGTTGGAAGTGAGAATATCCGGGATATTTCAAAGTTCAACCCGGTGTCGAAATCTAGGTAGTATTCATTCACGTCGGATTTCGGCTCCAGAAGTTTCAGCTTTCGGAAGATTGAGGCGTCCTGGAACACATTACCTTTGGCATCCCATCGGATATTGCCTCCGGCCAGGAATCCAATGCCACCATTCTCCCCGTCAATCTGGCACATGGCTTTACCGGTTTTATCCCTTGCCAGCACATTCTGCACCACCAAATCATCCACATAGATTTCATCGGCACGTATCTTTCTTATTAAAGCCATATCCATAGCCACAAACATATACTGCTGTGCCGCCTCCCAATTAGCATCACCGTCTATCGAGGTAGGTGCGACAGTGACCGACGTACCGTAAGCCCGTACCCGAAACGGAATGGTACGATTGTTGAATGTGGCCAGTACGATGTCATGGTAATCTTCATTCCAGACATATGTGTTGCCTTTGGCGAAAAAACCTCTCGGACGCGGCTCGCTGGCGTCTCGTCCGCTTGCTCCGTCATAGCTGACACCCACTGATATCTCCGCAATGAAACTGTCATTCCATGCCGAAGCGTCCGCCTGGCTCTGATAACAGCGAACCGAGAAAGTGGAATACCCAGCCGAAGCGTTGACCGTAATCTCGGAAGCCCTCGAAGGCCCTGCGATGGCGCTCCATATCCCGTTGCTGTAGCCTCTCGCTGCCAAATATCCGTCCGGATAAGTCAATGTGGCGCTACCAAGCGTCCGCTTGGCATAGACGCGGAAAGCCGAAGGAACAAGCGACCCGGCACTGCTCACCCGTATATTGCTGCATGTACTGATGAGATAGACCATGCCGCCATCCTGGGTCAGCTGCTCCCATTCGTCGGTGTTCACTTCTTCCGTAATGATATAGCCGTAACTCTTTCCACCATTCTGGGTCTGAGTGATTCGCCTCCCGTCATGAGTTGTCTGAGTCCATAGAGGTGGATTCGAAGTATCAACCTTGGAGAGCCAGGAGCGACTCCCCATCGTACAGATGGTGAGCTTTTTATATGGAGTATTAGCGGTTCTCCACTCACCGCCAGCCTTGACGGATTCGCCGTCACCGCCAGGTTTTCCAGGATTACCGTCGGTACCGTCCACAACCATGGGAATAGTTTCCCGGTCCACGACCTGCCCACCCACGTAATAAACGAATTGCAACTGCGTCGTGAAGTTCTTCGGGGAGACGGGCGTTCCGTTCTGTATCTCGACCTCTGCGCCTCCGTCCTTGCTGTATTTCAGCACACCGTCAGTCGTGATGGAAGTGCTACCGCCTACAGACTTGGTGCGTGTACATGACACGCTTGCTACACTATAAGTGCCGTCCTTCCGCTTGCTTACCGAAGATACGGAAGGCACCAGCCTATAGAGTACCGCATCACTGCCTGGATTACCGGCACGCACCCCGGTAACAGTGAACACCAGCTCACGGCTTATATCCGTATCCTGTACCGTAGCCGTAACGGTTATCCTGACCTCTGAGCGTGCAGGCATTGAAATGCCGGAAGCCACGGTAAACGCTATCACACCCGTATTGACATTGTAGCTCTCCGTGACACCGGCAGGGGTCACGCATGAGATGGACTTGAGCTGTAGCTTCTTCGTACCATACCACATGCCGACGGTCGTTTTGAGCACGGACTGCGCAACGGTTTTCCCCTCATATGTCAAGGCAATGCTTTCCATCTCATTGTCGAAATCGGCTACAATGGCCGACTCGCCGTCAAAGCCCCATTTGGCCCAGATGGCTGCCGGTGAAAACGCACTCCATACACCGTCCTTCTTCGTGCGGCAACAAGCCCACTCGTATGGCAGGCTCTCGCTGACCCCAATCGGGTCATCATGCCAGCCGGACGGCACATAGTCATCTACCTGCGAGGTGGCTGGTGTGGAAGGTGTCACATTCTCTGTCGTATGCTTGAATATCCACTCATAGCCTTTTCCGTCCTTACCATCCTGGCCGTTCTCCACCAGCAGCTCATACTCAGCCGTGTTCAAGTCCCCGGTAATGGTATAACCGTAGGACTTGCCGCCGTTCTGGGTCTGCAGGATACGGCGCCCCTCATTGGTCGTCTGAGTCCACATCGGAGGATTGTCGGTACCATCAGGAGCGATGCAGAGGAACACACGTCCGGCCATCTTGGTAATACCCATGTAAGGTATATGCTTTCCGGTCTGCCAGTTACCGCAATTGGTAATGCTTGTACCGTCTGCACCCTTGCTGCCAGTCACACAGATGGCGTTCGTTGTAGTGGTAGTGCCATCAGTAAAGACTATCCTTGTCCGAGTCCAGATATACCATCCGTTTTTCCATGCCGGAGAGGTAGTCTGCCACTCGCCTCCGGTTGTGGTGGCCGATGAAGAGGATAGGTAGTATTCTTCGGTAATGGACTTGATGCCCTTGCCGTCGGCTCCCTGCCCACCACTGATACAAGCCGCTTGGGTGTACTTGACTTCGCCATCAGAATAGACAATCTTCGTCCGCGACCAGATATACTTGCCGGACACCCATTCTGGGGAGGTAGTCTGCCAACCGTCCACCGGGGCAATGACATTAGACACCGATATCGCGTATTCCACATCGGTAGACTTGATACCCTTGCCGCTTTCTCCCTTGGCCGCATATTTCAACCAATCAGCATTGCCGTCTGCCGGTTCTGTAGTCGAACCTTTCCCGTTTACGCATATCCATGAACTGCCGTTATGCGTCACCTCATCGTAATAGGCATACTTCTCACCCTTCTTCCACGTTCCCTTGAACAATGGCACCCGGAAAGCCTCGCCGGTGATGTCATCCACCTGGAATATCTTGCCGGACATGATGACGTGGCGAAAAACAGCCGAGTAGTTGTCGGCCGGAATGCCATGCACGGTACGGCCTTTCTTCTTGCCAATCCACGACATCTCTTGTGCCGGTTCGACATCCCATGTATTGGCGTGGTCAAAGAAAGTAATGCAGTTGTTGCCGCCCACCGTATCGATAAGGATGTACGTCTGCCGTTCCGGGTCCGTAAAGTTACCCGTCTGGGCAAGTACCATCGCATCCCCCGGCTTCCAGTCAGTACCCGGCTTCGGCGTCATGACGAATGTCTTGGCTGTATAGTCGGCAGAAGTCACCCGGAACTTCATCTCCTCGAACCCCTGCAGCTTGCCTTCGGCGTTCTTGGTGACGAAGTAAGTAGTAAGTATATCATCCACAAACTGGCTCAGCCCGTCGGCATCCGTCAAGTCTGGAGTTATGGTGTAGCTACCGTCACCGTTGTCGCTCCATTCCTTAACCGTACATCCACCTCCGGGAGAGGCGCACATTCTGCCTTTGAAATAGGTCACACGGTTATAGGCAATCTCCGGAACAAACAGACGCTTGCGGAATATGCCTTCCTCCATTTCCAAAATGCCGTTCTTGTCGATGCACCCTCCGGAAATACCAGTGAGGAATTCGCCGAACTTGACCCAATCTCCGAAGGTTATGGGGAAGGGAGTGCCGTCCTCTTTATCCTTATGCAGATATATTTTATCTATTTCTTTTAAGATATCCTTTATAATCTGCTTATCCATATCAGACAATTCCTTCAAGGCATCCGCTATGCGCTTAAAGTTTCGTTCCCACTTTAAGCGAACATCGCGCCCGGTATCATTCGAGCCATTCCAAGGTACTATATTTTCAAACTTGGTATCCATCAACCCAATTCAAGTTCATTATCATTAAAAGACAGCAATAGAGGCTGCCAGCACATGCCATATTCCATAGTATCCAGATTGATAAAATTCAGCATATAATCAGCAAACCTATTGTTCTCTTTATGGCTCTGCTTACGCAGACGTGCATTGTTCACCGTTATGACCCCATCGCTTTTGCGACGCTCATAACTATAACTCATGAAAGAAAAAGAAAAGCTTTTTCCTTCGGAGGACAACTGCCTCATTTCATCTATTGCCTGGAATACATTCATGCCGCAAAATTATCTGTACCGGTACCATAAAAAAAGGACACTATCTACTGACATTACCCTCCAGGACTTCGAGCCTTTTTATACCATCCCTCACCTTACGGGAGTCAACCACCAATTCTTTTTTTGCGAGAATTTCGAGCAACTCATTGTTGCGAACCAACAACCTCACGATCTGCGAGCGTTGTTCCGATGTCAAGCCAGACAAGACGTTACCTTTGTCGGATGACAACGCCATAGAGTAATCACTCGTATCAACATAACCACCGCCATACTTGCCGCTGCGTGTACGAACCTGTTCCAATATCTGCGTCGTATTGAGCATACGGATAGTCCCGTTTTTCTGTGCAATGTCAAACACATCCAAGAACTGGCGCACATGCGGATTGGCCACACCTTCATGGTTGGCCACAAACTCGTTCTTATGTACCGGAATAACACCAGCCACATCATCAGGATTACCGTTCTTGGTATAGCCCTCCACATACTCATCCACATAACCACCGGATTTCAGTCCCTTCGCTTCATCACGCTGTTGCTTGGCAACGGCAATCTGTGCAGCACCACTGGCAATGGCTGCCGCAGCAGCAATGGCTCCCAATGCCGGCCCAACAATGGGGATACCGGCCATAGCCTTGTATGCCTCCATAGCGGCAACCGCAGTACTGGCAGTCACTTGAAGGACAGAGGCGGCAAACTGTTTGTCGGCATACTTCTTTTTAACCTGGTTGATGGCTTCTTCCTTCTCCTCCTCAAGCTTCGTGGTATCTTTACCGGCTTTCTTGGCTGCCTTAATCTCTTTATCATATTTTCGGGTAACTTTGCTGACCTCCGCATCCTGCAAAGCACTTACCACCTGACTGGCAGCAGATGCGGCCTGACCAATGACGTCGAATGCCGCCCTCGCCATATCTTCCCGTAACTGTTCCTGCTCTTCTGCAATACGGGTCTTCTCTGCCTGATATTCTTCATATGTTATCAAATCGGCATCATACATCGCCTGAAGAATATCGTTTTTCTGAGAAAATGAGGAAGCGGAATCCATATCCATGAATCCTTGTTCACGGTGGCTATCCTTTTCCTCTTTTTGAGAGGAAAGCCCCATATCCAGCAGCTTGTCATCGACGGCTGTAGTATCATCTCCATATTGCAACTGCATGGCACGTTTCTGCTCCAGGTAATCGCGTTCAGCTTCGAGTAATTTCCTGCGATACTCCTCTTCGGAACGAATATCCCCATCAAGGTAGGCTTGTTTTATCTGCTGCCGGTCTGACTTATATGATGAATCAAGGGCGGCAAAGGTCTTCTGCTTTTCCTTACCTTCAGCTTCACTCTTAGCCTTATCAATACGGGCAGCTTCAGCTATCATCTTGTCATAAATCTGCCCTTGTATATCTGATGTATCCTTGCCATAAGCTTCCAGCAAAGCTTTCCTCTCCAGCAGAAATTTCATTTCAGAATCCTGCAAGGCCTGGTTGTATTCATCTTCGGTGTGCTGCCTATTCAGATATTCTTCCTTCCACAAATTCTGCTCGACCTGCATTGCCTGCTTCAGCTTCTCTTCACGGGCCTTCAGTTCTTTGTCAAGGCCATTATCATCTACTCCATTGCTGTTTCCTCCTGGCACCGGATTATCTACTTCTTGTTCGGGCAGCTTTGCAAGAATCGCCTCCAATTCCTTTTTCTTCACAGCATAGCTACCATATAATTTTAGGCGTTCTTGCAGTTGATGTTTTAACCCACCGATAACCGCCTTCTCCAAAGACTTGTCATCGCCAATCCATTTCATCTTTTCTGCCTTTTGTTCCTGGAACCATTTACGGTGAATCGCCATCTCTTCAGCCATGCGGTCCTTAAGTTCGCTGATGGCTGCTTCAGTCTCGCTCCGTGTACGTTGCTTCTGGTCATCATCCAGCAAATCCAGATTATCGGCTTTGCTTTTTATACCAGCAATACGTCCCATCAGCGTTTCATAGCGCTCCATTTTGGCATTCAAAGCTTCCTGAGCCTCTGTCGCTTCATTGGTCCTGGTTTTGAATATAGCCAGATATGATACGACACCAGCCAATACCGAAGCTACAAGTCCCAACGGATTAGCCTTCAATGTCTTGTTAAACAATGACGCCGCAGCAGTAGCGCCTTTGGTTATAGTGGTCCACAAGCTTTTGGCCATAGTGTCTGCCTTTACGACCAATGTATAGGCAGCAACAGCAGCCGAGGCTGCAACAATGGCCCCCTTGTACTTCCATAAGATGGAAATCATAGTTCCCAATCCCTTCACCGTCAGACTGCCCGTCGTTATCATGTACTTCATCACCGGCTGGAGCTTTTCGCCCAGCTCCACCCGTACATCCTTGAAGTGCTTCTTCGCCTTATCCAGCCCCGCCTGAACCGTATTGTTCTGTACATTAAACTCATTAATAATGCTGGTACCGTCGCGATACGCATCATTAGCCAATCTTTGCGCTTTACGAATATCATCTATCTTGCCGGCCATCGTGCTGATGACACCGGAAGCCCGGACACCATCCAGCCCCATCTCCTTGAACATAGGTGCCAGCTGATCAAGTCCTCCTTTTTTATTCAATGTATCCAGGAACTGAAGTATCGCCTTGTTCGCATCCTTTTTGATAAGAGAGGTAAAATCCTCCACGCTCTGCCCTGCAATCTTGGCAAACTTGGCTGGCTCCTCGTACATCTTCATCATCAACGTCTGGAAAGCCGTCGCCGCCATCTCCTGCTGCTGCATGTTCTGGTCAAGTACAGAGGCATATCCCAGAATGTCACCCTGAGCAACCTTCGCCTGATTCGCTGCCCCTGCCACGCGAGCAGTAAATCCTACCAGGTATGCTTCTGCCGCACTGGAGTTCTGTGCCACCTCATTAATGGCGCTACCGGTAGCCAACATCGCCCCACGCAACCCAAGTTTCTGGTCCTCACCGAACATCTGTGCCAATTTGCCGATGTTCTTCACCGCATCATCCCCCAAATCCTCACCCAGTGCCACATTAATCTTATCGGCCGCATCGACAAACTCCAATACATCCTTCTTCCCGGTAATCCCCAAACGGCCAGCATCACCGGCCAGAGCATTCAGCTTCTCACGCGCTGTACGGGTATCCATTTCCTTGAACTCTTCATTCAGTCCCTTGACTTCATCTCGGGTCATACCGGTGTACTTGATAACTTGCGCTTCAGCTTCCTCCATCTCCGCATATTCATCCACACATTTACGGGCAGTCATGGTTACCCCTGTAAGGGTAGCTACCACACCGGCTCCCATGGCTGCATACCTGTTAACTCCATCCGCCATCTTGGAAAGGGAAAATCGGGTATCAACCGCCTGAACCTCCAATTCCTTCATTCGCTGTTTGGTCAGCAAATAATCAGCCCGCAGTGCTTTCCACTTCTCCGTGCCGGGAGTAGCATTATCCATCTGCCTCTTGAGGGAAGCCGCAGCCTTGCGCAATTCCGAGTAAGACAATGCAGTCTTTCCAGCCTCTATACGTTGAACGGCGAGCGCGGCATTCAGTTTATCCAGATTCTCTTTCTGCTCCTTGTATTCCGCTGAATTCTCCTTCCCTTCTGCCCGCAGTTTCGCCATTTCAGCCTTGACAGCATCAATCTGCCGTTTGGTCTCGTCAAACTTCGCTTTCGCCTCCGAATTATCAATCCGGATTGCCATTCTAAAGTCTTGTATGTTAACCGCCATATCTTTACCTATTAATCCAGGACAAAGGTATCTTCAAGCGTCACCTTGAAAAAGGACATGAAAAAGCCCGGCAATCCATCACGGACTACCAGGCCAGCACTTATGAACAAAAAGTGTTATCCGTCAAGCCAACGGCCATTATCCAGCCACACCCCTCCGTCACGCCAACGGCCATCAGCCAATATCCACCGGACATCAGCCTCAGTATCGCTGATACGGATGGGATAGAACGTACCGGTCCAGGCTCCCTTACGACCGAACGCATCCAATGTGAATTCCATCTCCTTGCAGACATATCGCTTGTTGCGTATCTCAAACACTTGGTAAGCAGCATATACATTCGGGTCATGGCTCTGGACCTTCACCGCTTTAGTGTAGTCAATATCATAGTTAGTCTGATACAGCAACCCGTCAAGCACATTCAGGCACAAACTTGCCCCAATACTGTTTGTCCTAACATATTGCCACCAAGACTCATCTCTGGATGTATGGTTTTTCGTATATTCATCTATATAAGGAACCGGATATTTCATAGAGACGCCATTGTACACGACACTTAAGCCTTGCAATCCCGTATAGAGTGCCAGGCAGATACCACGTTTTGATTCCGTTTCTTCTCCTCCGCCATTCTGAATTTGCTCTTCAATACTCAGTGCCGGTTCTGTTTTATCCGCATTGCCATTACCGGATAAGGAAGGAAGATAAATCCAAAGAGTAGTGTCCTCTCCCCTTCCTCCACCGCCGTAATAGTTGATTCCAACACTTTGAAAAGCTGTGGGAACCATCTCCAGTTCTACGGTATTGGAAACACCTTCGCGTTCAATGCCGGCAAATCTATCCACCATGACAAACACCGGAGATGAACGTCTTCCATCCTCATCCACCCAGTCACGCAGATACACATATTCCTTGCCATCAGCCTCGTGTGTATAGATAGTATCCGGCTTTTTATGGGATTCGTCACTGAACCATCCCGTAATGCTTCGCATGTCGGTCGGTATATCTTCCGGGATATTCTCTCTCTTCGCCCCTTTTTTAACCGCCTCCGGCAAAACATTCCATCTCCAGAACTCGGAATCCTCCACCTTATATGCTACATTCGAGAAAGCAGGATCTTCAATATCCGGCTCTTCAACCTCCACCTCATACACATCCTCTACATTCTGCACATGTACGGAAGTACCTCCGGTAAAATAGTTCCCTCTCAGCAACAGCCTGGCCGTACGCTTGCGGTTGTCAACCAGAAATACAGCATTGAACAACCGCTCCACCTGCTCAAGGAAATCCTTCACGCTCCAGCCCGGCAGCATCTTGTTCCACAATACCGTTGGTACCGTATGACAGATATACACATCCTTATATACCGTATTCTCCAATTGGTTCTCCGTCAACCCATATCCGAGTGCCCTCATCAGCTCCTTGATGTAAGCGCACAAATAAGGCTGCGGTGTCACATCGAACATATCATCCGTACCCAAATTCCGGTTATCTGCACCTGCCTCTGCCTTGACACACCACTGGTTGTGTATATTGCCGGTACCCTGGTCAAGTACCGGCGCCAGACAATACTCCACTTCCGGATAGGTTTTCTCAATATGGGGAAACATATCCGTCGTCAGTACATCCGTCCGCTTCATTTCCAGAGTTCCAATCAGCAAGTCACCGCCGACAAAATAATTCAGTTCGGAATTGCCGCTCGCAATCTGGAGCGATACCGTATCATCGGTCCAACCGGTAATAATCTCCGTACCGTTGCAATACACCCTATTGTCAGCTACCAATATGGCAGCGCGTTTGGTTTTCACCTCCTGCACGCTGTTCAACCGGTTCAAATGCGCATACAGTTCCGCATTAGTAGCATTAGTCAGCTGCAATGTTATCTCGTAGGTATATTCTCCATTCTTGGTAATCAACGGATTCTCACGTTTCACCTGAATGGAAAAATCCTTCGGAAGTACGGCTTGCACACCGTCAATAAACAATTCAGTCATAATCAACCAAGTTAAGTCCTATACTCATTCCGTTCCAGCCACCGAACACATCGTACTCCCACTCCACTGTCATACTCTCTGCCCCCTCCACTTCTCCGCAAAAGAAATCCATCTCCCGGAATTTGGTTTTAAGCAGTTGCATGACCTGCTGGATGCGTGCATAATGCAGCAGTTCCTCTTCGTCGGTCTCCTGACCCGACGGAACCTTCTCAATCAGGAACAGCAACAAGCTATTCCGTTCCCGATAATTATCCTCATTGCCCTGCGACACTGCATCCGGGTAGTTGGCACACAGCATCAACCCCGTACAGTCTCTCAATTTCTTGACAAGATGCTTTTCGCTGACGGCAATCACTGTCCCGTCAATCTTCGTCCGGCTGACCTTATTGACGCGCTCTTTCAGTTCTACCAGCATCTCCCTATATCTCTGTATATTTATCATAGCCCTATCAAATTATTCTGTTCAGGATTCGCCATGGTGAAGCTGAACTCCACCGCCTTCAAGACGCTACGCCTGAAGGAGCGTTCAAACTTCTGTTTCGTAATCACAATAGGCAGCCATTCGCCATCCACAAGAATCTCCACCTCTTGTGCGTTCAGCATGTTGTGCCATAATTTATAATCACTCTGCAACATGATGCTACCGGAGTTGACCGTGTATTCATCAGTAACCTTGACACCGAACTTGCGTTGTACCCCGTACATGGCTGCTGCATCACTCTCGTTGTTTCCGGTCAGTTTCAGTTCACCGGTAGCCGTTAAAGTCTCAGGCATGTCATACACATTCTTGAAACGGAAACACCATACATCCACATACCTTGTACCATCAACGTAAAACTGCATGGAGCCTCCGAGCATGGCCACCGTATAACTGGCTATGTCCGATTTGGAAAATCCGGGAAGCACAATCTCCGGACTCACATCCACCGTGAAAGGCTCCGAAGAAGATACCGGGAATGATTTGCTCTCCTGGCTGCCGTCATTGAAAAAAGCCGTTATGTCATATCCTCCATTCTGCGGATAACCACTCACATACTCTTTGGCCCCCATACGTGTCACCTTGGCAGCCACCTCACTCAGTATTCCCGGAGAAGCGGCATCCTTCCGGGTCTGCATCCGGCTGAACATCACGTAGCTCTGCGCGTCTTCTGTCTCGTTGATAAGGAAGGTGAACGTCCCCGAAGCGGTGCTCTGCGGTGCATAGTCCAGGCACCACACGCCCCACAATGCCAATTCGCAGAACTTGCCCAGCCCTCGGATTCGCACCTGGTTGTCGGCATCCGGTACATATTCTTCATCAAGTATCTTTTTACCGCCATATTTTATGGCAAAAGCTATGGTCACATCCGTGTCAATGATGTAGTCCTGCATGGTGGCGCAGAACTCCCGTACCCTGGGTCTCTGTATTACATTCATAAACGACAATATTTGTTTCTACGGTCATTTTTCGGCAGCAGCTCGTAATCGGTCATACTACCGTCACGCGCCCGCTTCATCTCATCTATCCAAGTGGCAGCATCGTCTGCCATCCACCCGGCCACACGCTCCACATCATCGAGCGATGCCGGTTCACTTGCATTCATACCGCTTTCTGCCACAAACCTGCGGATCACTCCCCCCGATATCGCTCCCAAAGACAAGCGACGAAGTGCCATACTCATGGCCAGCAACGCTACAGCCTTGCATGCTGCGAAATGCGCGTCCGTCTCCGGTACCGAGCTTTCTGCAAGCAATGCCTCCCAACCGGCACCGTATGCCCGCTTCACCGTCAACTGCTGGGCTTCTCTGATGAAAGGCAGAAGCAGCAGGAACATACGCTCACTCTTATTTATCGGGAAATAGGTATCGAAAGACCCCCCATTACGGATTATCAACATCTGAGCAGACTTATACATATCGCTATCCGTCCACTCTTTCAGTTCCTTGTCATTCAGATAACGAATCAGCACATCCACCGCCTTGTAGTATTCTTCGAGGTGCAGCGCGTCATCACGGTCCAACTGCCACTCCCAGGGTAGTTTTTCGCTGCCATCGGTAGCCACCTTGAACTTGCGCCCGTCATCCTCATGGCTGAGGTCATTCTTCTGATACAGCCGCAATGTGGCCAACAGCGCAATCGGCCGTTGCACCTTGCGTACAATCCCGGTATCAACACCCTCTTTCTCCGGATTGAGATAATAGTTCTCTGCCAGTTCTATCACCTTGCTACCGACCAACTGCGCCAGTTCTTCAGTAGCCAGCTCTATCTCACCGATAACCTTGGTGAAATCATTGTTAGCGTAATAGTTGGCGGTCAACTCACGCAATTCTTTGGCACCTTGGCCGTCTTTGTTGAATATCATAACATCATTTTTTTAGATTCCTCATCAGTTCGTCTGCCCGCTGCCTGTCATCGAGCAACTTCATCATCACACGCAGCAGCAGCGTATCATCGGTAGCCCTCGCATTGCCGAACACTCCGCTTTCGGCCACAGAAAAGAGTATCGAGTTCATGCCCAGGCTCTGCACATCATTCTGCCGGGCATCCTTGTCCCTTCCACGGGAAAATACCGGTCCGAAGCACAGTTCCAGTCCGTCAATGATGAAAGTTCCGGAAAACAAGTATTCACAGAAGTAGGAGAACCAGGCATAAATCCCCCATCTCATCCACACCGGCATGTGCTCCACAAGCCCCATGTATCTGCCCATATATTGCTCACGGAAGGGCTCACGCTCTACACAGCCTTTTTTCTCCACCGGAGGACGATAGAGGATGGCACACAATGCCTGCAAGTCTACCGGATCATGCCCGACATTATACCTATTGACCGCAGCCACCGCATGACGGAACTCACCAAAAGCCAAATCCGCCCCATGACTCATCGGACCGCGCAGATAGCGCCATTCCGGTATCAGATTCACGGTCGAGTCATACGCCAGTACCACAGCGTCTCCCTCCATTCTCCACATCCATGCCAATGTCTCGGCCAGATGGTCCACCAGCAGCATATCCTGCACCTTTGAACGGAAGACATATCCCCTATTCTTCAGTACATACGCACACCACTCGCGCTTCACGTCCAGCAAGCTGATGCCCGGTTTCTTCATCAGCTTCTCCCGGTTCTTCAGCAGGTGCAGCCACTCCAACGGCTTCACCTCCTCCCAGCAGTCCGGGAATTCAATATCCTTCTGTCTCATGTCTATACTTGTTTTGCCGCTCTGTCCGGCGTCGATACATTCTCTTCCTTGTTGATAACCTTCCGGTAAATACCGAGGAAAATCCCCTTCTTATGCGGGAAATTAATACGGATGGCATCATTGATTGCCTCCAGTACAATATCCTCGGGAATCTGTGTGTCAGCCCCGTAGAATATCTTCAATGCATAGAGCATCTGGCTGCCGCTGTCACTCTTGCCGTCAATGATGATGTTGGCCAATGCCGGAGAAAGCCCGAAACCGCTGGTAGTGGAACTGTCCGCGATGCGTGAAATCTTCGCCTGCGCCTCGATGTACTTGTCGATATTCATCTCGATAGGCTCTATCTTCCAGCTCTGGGCATTACCGTCGGCATCCACGAAGTCGACACAGCTGAAGAACTTGCCGGCATTCTTCTTGCCAGCCATCACGTTGGCGATGGTTTCGGTCAATTCATCCTTCAGCCGCTCCATTTCCTTCTGAATCTTCGTCTCATCCCAATCCTCGTGCATGGCCATAATCAGCTCATGTTTCTGGTTCCAGTACTCCTGCGGAGAATGCACCACATAAGCGGCTGCAATCATGTTCTCATTCAGGTGCTTGATGATTTCCGGAAGGTTGTTCGCATTCTCCAGCCAGGGAACCGACCCATAGAAGCAGGAAATCGCATACATACTACGGCCAAAGCTCCGCATGCAATGGTATTTAATGGCTGTTTCGTACCGGGTCGGATTCCATTTGTCAAAAGCCGGGTACTTGCGGAACGTGCGGCTCTTGAAGGAATCAAAATCACCGGTGAGGTATTCCGTGACATCCTCAAGCCTACGGCTGTCATTCTCCGGCCACACCAGACGGCTTTCTTCGCTGTGCAGTGACTCCAATCGCTGCACCCATGGGCGGCCGATACGCACTCCCTTGCCCATATAATACTTGGTGAAATGCCCGTTCATGTGCGTGTATTCAACCAAGTTGTCACGTATATACCCTTTGTAGTCCCAGCTATCCAGCCATTCCTGAATCTCGGCATCCTCCATCCATTCCTGGATGCGTTCGTTATTCTCAATCTTCACCCGGTAAAGCATCGGCCCCTGCCCATACAGCAACCCCACCTTACGGTCCAGAATACCGGGACCCAGGTTGTTCTTCTCCAGCAAGTCACGGATGGCATTCGGCATATTGTTGTCCGGGCCCCATGGAACCACACGTACACCGGCCACCGATACCGGGTCACCGTCCCAGTCCTGCGAACCAGCATTAAAGAACTGACTCATGCTCTGGCTCCAGTTCATGTTAATAGCATATTGCCCGGCAGTCGTATCCACAAAACTGAAACTGCCTATCTTCTTTATCTCACTCATAACTATCTATTGATATAAATTCTCGTTGTATTAATGAACAGCGAACCGCAATAATCCACCACTATCTGCTGAAGTTCCGGTATATGCTGTTCAATCACGGGATTAAACCAAGGTTTCGGCTCCCGGTTCCAATCCTTGTTGCTTTTCTTGGTGATTACCCGTGTACCACCCTCCATATTATACCCACGGCCTACACCCAGATGAACATAAAGCCCATCGGCATTGAACCCAAAACCGATGCTCGTAATCTCCTCGCCTTTAGCCGGCACCTTGCCCCAATGCCGGTAATTCTGCCTGATGGATGCCGAAAGCTTCTTATCTTCATCAATCCATTTCGATACGCTCGCCTGCAACGCCTCGTTCACTTTCTTTCCCCAGGCGCGTATCCGACCGTTGAATGCCGCAACCGCTTTCGCATCCTGCTGCCGCTCGAACTGCTGCGTAATGCCGGTATCACCCTCTATCGTGATGTCCAGCGGAAACCTATCAGCCAGCCGGTTCTTCTTGTTCCACCAGCTGCTGCGGTTATTATTTTGCGATAATCGTTCTGCATGTGCTCCCATGCTGCAAAAGTACCCCAGCCCACTTATCCGAAAAAGGACACAAAAAAACCGGCTATCCATCACGGACCACCGGCTTCTCAAATGTAAAAAAAAATGTTTCTTAGAAAATATCCTCTACGGCAAAGTCATCCAGACCACCATCCTCATGCGTCAGAACCTTGCCGTCAGCATCTGTAGTCGAACATATATGGCGCATGATGTAATCCTCTTCGCTCATGCCTCCAGTCAGAACCAATAAGGCATCCTCTCGAGAATAATATATCAAAGCTTTGGCACAATATTGAATATATTTTTTTTCATGCGGAAACAACACACAGAAATCATCAGCCGAAGGCTCTATACCCAATTCAGACCGTATTTCTTCAATCTGTTGGAACAATGGCTTCAACCCTGCTGATACCGGGACCTCAAGCTGATATTCCATCCGGTATATATTCTTGCTATTCTTTGCAGCTTCATTCATCTCATGCCTCCTTCCTTCTTGATATATTCGTTTAAAAACGCACTCAGCCGCTTGATTTCATCGAATGACAGATTTGTAATAACCTCTTTACCCCCATTGAATTCCAAATAATACATTACAAGTTCATTCCCTTCACTACCGGTAATAACCGTTTTATCTATTGCAAATTCATCGGTTAGCATACCTCACCCCCTTTCCGGCACTTCTTTGCCTTATAAACGCACAATGCAGACACCACAAACAACGGTGGAAAAACAAGTCCGATACAAATAGAGAGGATGGCACCGAAATACCAACGGTCAGAGGAGCTGTTAATCTCACAATCAGGAGCCATACTACGATAGTAGCGGCGCTGGAGGTTATTCACTTGCTCGGTAAGAGCATTAACAGATTCGCCCACGGCAGGAATGCCGGAAGCAGGCACGTTAAGAGTGCCAGATAATTGAGTTTTCATACTGTATGAGTTTAGCGTTTAGGCAGAAAAACGGCTGCCAGTTCCCGTGTCGCTAAACTCATACAGATTCCGCCCGAAAGCAAAAGTGTAATGGGAAAGGCAGCCGCCTATTTCGTATGTATCATTTTACTGATGTAAGTAAAACGTTAAGTATGGGCATAAAAAAAGCCCATCGCAATTCGTGAGCATTGACCGAAGCTCGCGGTACGGATTACTCTCCGTATGAGTTTAGCACTGCAAAGATGGGAGTTTATTTTGAAACAACAAAAGAAAAGCGGAGTTTTTTGCTCCGCTTCTGAAATCTATCAAAACCTCCTTCATGATTTGTAACAAAAAAGGCTCCCACATCACATGGAAGCCTTCGAAAATCACATTGCATAATACGCTGTCAAACAATAACTACACAACGGATAAAAACTCTTTTCCAATACGGTGAATACCATCCACAATGCGTCTTCTTTGTTCAATGCGGGGAACACGCAACCCACTGGCATAATGGGAAAGCTGTTGCTGGTTAATGCCAGAGACACGGGATATGGCAGCCAAGGAGGTAAACTGTTCGCACTTACGGAGCAGTGCGGCAACTCCCAATTCCACATCGAATTCATAGTCTCCGCTAACAAGCCACTCGGGAAGCGTTTCGCCATCCTGCAAAAGTCCTTCCACATGTTCACGGACAGCCTCAGATAGTTCAATCATCAAGCTCTCATAACTTTTGGAAGTAGCAACAACCATGCCGCATAGTACATCATCTTCGGTAACTGCACCGAAATTCTTATCGCACCAGTCAACCTTAACTTTAATCTTTTCCATAATTTTCTCCTTATCTTTGAAGCAGGGTGTTATTTCCACCCCGCTTGTTTCCAAATACTGTTTAATAAAAATTGGCTTAATACCTCACTTTCATGACCTCTTACTGTCACCCTGCCTTTTTTCGTAGGATGCTTGAATTGTCGGTGGTCACCTCCAGAGCCTTTCAACTTCACCCATCCGTCAGCTTCGAGCAACTTGATTACTTCTCTGACTTTGTATTTCTTCATTTGTGAATTGTTATTGTTTGACTCTGCAAAGATATAAATATTTATATCATTCACAAAACTATCTGGCAGAAAAATGATATTATTTTTTATATCATTTTATTCCCCTCCGTGGTTGAAGGAACGGTAACACGACCAGTCATTCCGCTTTTTGGGCCCCATTCCGTTTGCTCGCATGCTCGCAAACGGAATGGGTGCGCCCTGCACCCCCTCCGTCAAATCAGCCCCTCATCGCCAAAACTGTAATATCCACCATTCGTTATAATCACATGGTCTATCATCCTAATATTGAATAACCCTGCCGCCTTTTTAAGCTGCTCCGTCAGTTTCTTGTCCTCATTGCTCGGTCGGATGTTGCCACTCGGATGGTTATGCACCGCTGCAAACTGCGTAGCCCTCGTATCAATCAACACTCGCATAATCAGCCTTATATCCGCTGAAGTCTGGGTTATGCCGCCTACCGATATGCGTACTTTCTTGATGAGCTTGGCAGATTGATTGAGAGATATGACCCAAAACTCCTCATTCGGCAAATCTCCTATCAACGGCCCCATCAGTTCGTATATGTCTGCACTCCCGAATATCTCCCTGCGTTCCACCTGCTGCGACTGTTGCCTCTTGTATATCTCCACGGCTGCCACGGCTACCCTCCTGCGTCCAGGAGTCAAAGAGGAAAACAATTTTTCAAGGTCTATCACTTCGTTGCTGCGTTCGATGTCCGAAACAATCTGTCTGCTGTTGCTGATTTCGTACAAAAGTTCACTGTCGCTCATGTAGCGGCATGGGCTATCAAATAAAGTATCCATAATATCCGTTTTTTATTAGGTAGCCCACCCGAAAGTGGGCTATTCTGTTTGTTATTCACTGATTAGAAGCTGCTCCAGTTCTTCGATTTTCGACTGTATTTTTTTCTTCATAAACTTTATGAACTCTTCCAGCAAATAACGGTTAGAAATGGTAAAGATGTCGCTATTACTGCCATAGCCCGAAGCGTCCGCAAACCGCAATTTATAGAGGGGCGTTTCAAAAGAGTTGTCCTCTTGCAGCTTTCCTGCCGCTTCATCCAGTTTATCCATAGCGTTGATGAATGCGGTACGGTTACGGGAAATCTCTTTCTTCCGTTCCAGCTCGGCCAAACATTTCTCCAGCTCTTTCGTCTTGCGGTTGATTTCCTCCTGCAATTTGGCAGCCTCGTCCTTTTTAGGGGTCTTCCCCTTACCCTTGGGGGTATCTGGCTTTTCCTCTTTCTCCGGTTGCTGTTGGGGCTGTTTTCCCTGCTTTCCTGCCTCTTTCATGGTTTCTACTGCTTTAGTTACTTCCTGACCGATTGTTTTTACTTCTTTTTCCATTGTTGTAAATTTAAAAAGTTAATAATTAATGATTTATAAATAGTTGGTTAACCTACTTCTCTAACTTGTGTACCTGGCTTTCGGCAAAGAGATAGCATAAGGGAAAAAAGTCCTCTTTTGCTTCCTCTTCCTTACCCTGCTTTTTCTGTTCCTCAATGCGCTGCTTTTCCGCTTTCGATGTGATGGGCATTCCCCATATAAGCAGGGCTTTTTCTCCCTTGCGGACGGTGTAGCCAGCATCTTTCCACTCCTTGAAAGTCTTTAGGTTGGTGTACCCTTTGCAGGCATAGTAAAACCGCAACAGACCGTTTACCGTGTCATCCTCGTTACCCATATATTCGCCTAAATTTCTGCGAGCGACCAACGACTGCGACAATGTTTTTAACTGCTGCCTTTTCAGCAAACGTGCTTCACGTTCTTTCTTTTCGTCTCTTTCCTTTTTCATGATTCTATGTATTAATATGTTATGTATTAAAATATTACGCCTCTATAATCACATAATCCTCCACCGTCTGAAAGTACGGGTCAGCCGTTGAAAGCAATTCCCACTTTTTCCCGTTCATATCCCGAAAAAGAATGCTCAACTCCCTAATCCCGTCAAATTTCTTTAATATTCTGTACCCTTTGAAATACTTGTTCAAGACCTCGATAGCTTGTTTGTAAGTGAATGTTTTCATAATGCTGCAATTTTTATGTTGAACCTTGAGCTTCCGGGTGTGAGCCTTTTCAAATTTGGCTGTTTCCCTGATTGGAGCTTTTTTTTTCTGCGTCGCCTGTCGCTACGCGGTATGTTTCGCCTTTTTTACGCTGCATCAAAAGGTGTTGTAAGGAGCAAGAGCAAGTTTTTCAGAAAACCGGAACGGCCTGAATACTACCCGAAGGGTGGAGATTTTTTCGGAAATGCCAACCCGAACTTGAGCCAGTGACGTCAACATTTACCTTTGCAGCACAAAAAAGCGAAACTGCGTGGTGATAGGGGACAGAAATGAAGGGCGACAATCAGAAAAGGAAACAGCCTGAAACGCATAGTTGAAAACTATACCACTCTACCCGTTCATCAAATGAATGGGGGTACCGTTGCCAGGGGGGCATGTCCGGCAACTCTGCGTAGTACGCAAAAAAAACAGACAGAAAGCACCGCTTTCTACCGCTAAGACGCGAAAAATCCCGTTATGCAAGTTTGACATAGGATATACCGCCACCGGCACCTAAACCAGACTTGTATAACGGGATTTTTCGCGCGCCCACCCCGTATCGGGGTGACTTCTTCTCCCAATGGGGCGTTTTTGGGTACAGAAACACCCTAATCAAAAATCCACCTCCTTGAAAACCAAAAAGAAAACCCATCCCTGCAACTTCTGTTGTAGGGATGAGCCAGCTTGCTGCCCGAGCCGCGCCGTCGGTGATTTGCGGTCGCAAGCGCCCTTTCAGATTCGGAAATATGACAAAACCTTTACAATTTGTACCCGATGCTCCCAATCCCACCCGCTTCGGCCTCCCCCATAAACGAAAGGCCCTGCCATCCTCACGGACAACAGAGCCAAAGCAAACAGAAAAGAAATGTCACACCGAAGCGGCACCGGACACATTGCGGCCCATCCTCCAGGTGCGGATAATCTCTTTGCGCAGGATGAAATACTTCAAGGCATCAGTCAGGTTGGTGGATTCTTTAGGCAATCTATGTGCAGGCAGCTTATCTCCGGTCTTCTGTTTGACTATCACACTGGAGCTGTCCGGCCGGGTAGCCACTTTGGTTTCTGTCACCTCCATTTCCGACTTGAGATTCGGGCAGTTGTGCTGGTCAATCAACAGTGTAAACAACGTGCGCTCCAAGTTACCGCTGAGCAAGTCCATGAAGAACCGGTATTCCAGATTGCTACCGATGTTGCCCTGCCCCAAGCTCATCAGCTGTACCTGCCATCCAGTACGCCTGCCCTCCGCATCCGTCTCGATGTTCTTCTTTATCTGTGTGGCCATATCCGCACCCACCCCCTTGTAGTTGTTCATGGAGCGGTCATAATAAAGCTTCAGTATCTTGCGCTTGTGCGGTTTGAAATAATAGAGGAACTTATCGGCCAGCTCACGCACGGAGTTAGGTGGCAATGTATAGAGTTCTTTGAGTACACGCATCACACGCCCACTACGTTGCCCGAACACCATGGAAAGCATATTGCCGGAATCCATGCCTGCCTCCAACGGTTTATTCTTATCCAGGTACCGGAGCACGCTACAGTCCTGCTCCCACCCGAATGGGTGCTGCTCTATCACTTCATTCAGGAATCCGTCCGCATAGAAGTGCTTCATCGAGAGGTTGCAATAGAACATCTGGCTTGCCTCCAGCTTGGGGATAATGGAAAGGATGTTGCAAAGAATACCTTCCAGTCCTTCAGCGAATTCATCGCTGAACCAGTCTTCTCCCAATATATCCACATTGACATAGGAGGAAGAAATGAAAAAGAAAGATACGCCCCGGCGTGTCTTTATCCAGCGCTCCTCCCAACGCTTCATGTTCTTGCCGGCGAGTTCCATGGAACGTTCTGCTGTATCAAGCTTGGCCTGCAATGAACGGTCTTTCCGGAAAGCTTCTTTCAGTTCCTTGTATCGCTGCATAGCCGCCACATACTCTTTTTTCGTCTCGTTATAGACAAAGCCGGCCTGCAACATGAGAAGGATTTTCCGTTTGTCATTCTGCTTGGCCAGCTTGAGAATCCAGTCATATTCACCCAGGTGATTCGGATTCGGCATGTCAGTAGTCAGTGTACGGCTACGGTACCATACGCTATCACCATACTTGACCCGGAACCCACGCACGGCCTTCAGCAAGTTCGTGAACTTCTCTTCCGGGAAATACTTCACTTCATCACCGAACACCCCCACATAGGAACGGCCGGCACCGATGGCCGGACGGTCCAAAGAGATGAAGGTGAAGTTGAAACCGGTGTAGAACACCATGGTATTGCGCCAGTCGGAACATACGTTGTACATGCGGTCGCGCCACTCTTTCGGCGGTTCTTGGTTCATAACATAATGGATGCCCTGCTCCCACCCCAGCTTCGACAATCCGTCCACCAGCGAGGGAACCACATTCTTATGCAAATCGGAATACGTATCGGCCACCCATGCGAACGGTGCACCCGGACAGTCCTGCGCCACCTCCTGCACCCGTTCAGCCAGCACCTGCACCGTCTTGGCCGATGCACGTCCTGCAATCCAATAGAGCGACCACGGCATCATCACGGCAATGAGCTGCGCCATCCAGTTGGAATAGCGCACCTCCACATCATCCGATATCTTTAGTTTTTTCTTCCTGGTCATCGAGCATCTCTTCTATATCAACATCAATTATATTGGCATCTCTCTTGAGACGGGTCTTCTCCCGTGCAGGAATATCCTGCATACCGTCAATCTGCGCCGCGAGCAGGTTGCGGTTGGCAGAAGGCAATCCCACCGCATTCGGGTCGAGGTCATAGACCTTGATCGGTTTCTCATCCATCTCCTTCGGCTTTATCGGGTCGGGCTTATCCAACTGCTTGATTCTTGCCGCTTGTACCGTGAGATTACCGTACACCTCCATATCCTTGGCACTGGTGGCGTTCTGAAGTACCACCTGGGCCGCCTTCATCAGATTGTCATACATCATGTTACGGTGCGCATCATTCTCGATGGTATCACAAAGGTAGAACAGATTGATAGCCTCACTATACATCTGTCGGGCACGCATCCGTTCCACATTGAACGGTTCGTGCATCAGAAAAGCCACGGCATTATCCTTGCCATATTTACGGTTAATGCCTACCAGTGCATAAAGCACGTTGTAGTAGTCCAGTTCCTCGTCCGTCAACTCCATGGTGCAGCCGGAGGCAAGGTAATCCTGCAAGGTCTCAAAGTAAGATTTATCGAACATCAGCCTATATCGTCATAAAATATCTTGTTAATGGAATTGCGGTACCCGGTCGCCTGACGGAACTTGTCGAACCGTTGTGCCTGGGTCACATTGTCACCGGTCTCCGCACTGGCGGCCATGGCCAGCCCCTCTTTGGCCCGTTGAAGCAGTTGCCCACGTTCATAATGGTACTTCAACGGTGAGCCTACCAAATTGAAGTACCAGAGGAAATCATTCTCCGGTACATGGTAATACATGGCAATCTGCCGCGGCTCATAGCCTATACCCGCCAACCGCTCGAACTCGTCCAGGTTGATACGGTCATACCATGCCGGGCTGTCACGCCACTTAACCAATTCGTCCGCTACGAAACTCATATACTTCTTTATTTTTAAGGAATACGTATTGTTCTTCCATCGCATTCTCGCCATAATTGCCGGAGCCTTCGACCACAAAGAAACCTGCCGATGTGTCCAGGCAGGTAATCTTTTTGTGGCTCCATGCAAATGAAAGCTCTATCTCTCCATCCTGATGGAGCTGCATCAACCTCTCGTATATCTTCGGCATACGAAACTTGATGGTCTCCGATATATGCAGATGAATACTGCCAATCAACCCTTTTTCACGCCAACGGAGCAACGCGTTGATGATACGCTCGTTGGTAGAATAGGTCGCTATATACAAGTGCCTCACCTGCCCGGCATTCTTAATCAGATAAACAATGAAAGTGAATGCCGTAAAGCTTTTCTTTGTCTCAATGAAAAACGCCTCATTCTCCCGTGGAAGCCGCCCACACAACTCTTTCAAACTGTTCAGCTTGAATGTCAACATGGTTTCAAACCGACGGGAGAAGAGGCGGGCATCAGACATTTCCCTACGCAATTCTTCAAGATTGAAGTAATAGCTCATTCCAATAATCTGTTAATGTCGGCCAGTTCCTTCTCATATCCCGCCAACCGTTCGCGACGGACAACATCCAAATGCGGTTTATCGCCTTTGGCTATCTCAGACCTGACCCGCCATATATTGTTCATCACCTGCCGCTGCCGTCGTACCAGTTCCTTGACCGGAAGATGAAGCAACTCGCTTCTGCGGCGGAACTCGGCAAAAGCCGGGTGCTTACCCAATAAAGCGTGATGCTCCTTGTAATAGTTCAGCTCCTGCCATATCATGCGGTTATCCATGTAGCTATCAATCACCTGGCGGCTGACATCGGCACACTCCTGCAGGGAGGTACAATCCCTCAGCCTGGCATGTAATCGCACATAGGCATGGTATTTGCTGAACTTGCGGGAAGCGAGTGCCTCCAACTCCATCGGACAATCGGGGGCATTGAGAAACGGAAACTCATCACGGAAAGACTCGGGTCCTTTCCGTGATGACGGTTCCGGCAATGCCCTTCAGCCCTCAAAGTCCGACGGTTCCGAAAACACCCCTTCCAAAAACTTTTCCAACCATGGTGAATACCCTGATACCGCATTGTTCATAAACATCTTGCGGGATAAGAGGTCGAGTACCTTCTTCTCATCCGGCTTTTGTGAAACCACCGGCAGCAACACCTGGTCTGTCGGCCAGTTGAGATATACGGGTTGTGCCGGATAAGGAAGAGAATTATAATAGACGGAAGTAAACAGATAGCCCCCCTCCTCCAGTTCAGGGAATCGCTCGAACATGGCGGCCAGACATCCCTTATCCAACAACATGGGTGTGTGCGTACCATAATTCAGACAAGGCAATTGACTCTTTTCCAGCAGTTCCTTCGTCCGCTTCATATTCTCGGCATAAAGCCCTTTGAATCTAAGCGGAACGAGCATTCCATTGACTTTGGGCAGCGCCACATGAGCCAGGTCGATAGGATTCATCACATAGATGTCATCGTTGGTCCAGATGAAACGTCCGGTCACTTCGGGCGATTCCATAGCCACTTTCAGCTTGGCCAGCGTATCAACCTGTGCATTGTCAGAGACGCGATTGTGCTCAATGAAGGTAATCTCTTCGCTGAACCAATCTTCACGGTCACCGATTACCACCACATTGATGCCGAAGCGTACATTCTTCTGCCAGGAACGCAGTGCAAAAAGCAGTTCCTTGCCTTGTGCAAACTCCTTGCAATAAGGAATAACCACTGTCACATGGTCTTGAACCGACCGCGCCGGCGCCGGTTCCTCCACCGCATCCACCGCCTTATCGACGGCCTGCACATCCTTTTGTTCCACACTCTCTTCTACCGGTTTCAGTTCTACGGCCACATCCTCGGTCTTAGCTGTTTTCTTTTTTGTTGCCATAATTTAAAGTTTTTAATACGATACAAAAATATCGTCTCCACATAGTTCGTAAAAGGACACAAAGAGAGGCGAATGCACTGCAAACGCCTCTCTCCAATAACCAACCTTTAAAACAGAAATGAATCAAACTCCTGAACCACCGGAAGAAGACGACGCTTCACCCAATCCCAAAACGGCATTGATTTCTTCGTTGTCCGTAGCCGGTACAAGGCTCTTGGCGATGTGACCGATAGTACCTCCGCGTAAGGAACTTGCCAAATTGATAGTATTCTTGTCACCCTCCTTGTTATCCTGGGAATCGGCCTTGGTCATCTTCAGCGGAGTGCACGGCGTACCGGCAATCTTCGCATCCTCACCAGAGCAACCGAACACGATTGCCCCCAGATTCTCATTGATATTGTTGTTCACGAATTCATCGTGTTCCAACTCTGTACCCGGATGTTCATAATCCACATGGTGGATGAACCCACGTGCATCATCCTCTCCCTCGCTGGAGTGGTAGATGTTGATGGTGGAGTCCGTAGCATACACCGCTATGGGCTTTTTACCTGGCATCATCTCAAATGCCGTCACCTTTACTCCCTTCTCATCACGCGTATAAGTCTTGACGTCTTCCCAGCGGAAAATCTCGATATAGGACTTCTTCCCCTTCGGACGTCCGGCATTTGATGCCTTCTTAGACACCGATACCATTGAATATGTTGTTTCTGACATATTATATACCTCCTATATTTAAATTGATTAAATGCCGCCTGTACCGGAACCGGATGAAGAGTCAGCCGAACTATCCGACTTCTCGGGTGGCAGATAAGCGAAGATGGCTTCGGCAATCCAGAAACCCACAGATTCCCACCACTCGGCGAAGACCTTCACATCGTAGTTCTCGCCCTGCATCCATACCTTGGCGCTCTGCGGATCACGGCTGCGCAGGTGTTTGAAGTTCTCTTTCGGGGTAATGAAGAACACGCCCGTGCCACGCATACCTTCGAGCGGAGCAAAGGTAAATTTGGAGAAATCGACCTTGATTTTCTCGCCGTCTTCGTTTTTGAGCCACGGGTAAAGTTTGCGGTATGCCTTGCCATATCGCTTCACCAATTCGGGGTCGGCGTGGATGAACATTGTTTTCTTCTTATACAAGGGTTTCACCTCTTCCACTGCCTTGTCTATCTGGTCCATAAGCGTGGCGTCTCTAAGCGTTTCGCCATTGAGCAGCCAGGTGATTGCATCGTTCTTCGCCGCCTTCAATTTTCTGAGTTGCGTAACGTAACCATCCATTACGTCATTGGCATCCGTAGCGTCATCGCCGTCCTTGGTAGCGGTACTCTCCTTGAATTCACCGACGGCAAGGGCGATTTCGCGCTCCTCGTCCAGCTTCGGGAAAATGAGTTGATAGAGGATGTACTTCACTACGGGCATATCTTCGGGCCTCAGGTTCTCATCGTAGAGATAACCCAGGATGTCTTCCATGATATCGGAAGGCGTGATAGGCACGTTGATTTTGCACTTGTAGTTCTTGATTGTCAACGGTGTGAACTTCGACTTTCCCTTAGGTGTCCACTTCGGTACGAACTGCTGAAGCACAGAATCAATGGCAGCCTGTTGCGCACGCACTTCGGTCTTGTCCGTCACCAGCGTTGACATATACTTGGTGGACTCCGTGGTACCCATCAGCCCTTTGAGTATTTCTAACCTCTCGGAAGAAACATACTTACCGAACTCTTTCTGAAGCTCGGTAGTCTCAATGGTCGAGTTGCCACTATATGCCGCTCCCTTGAACGCGGCATCCAAATAACGGTTGTGTGCCAGGCTCATGTCCGGCTTGAATTTACTACCCATTTCGTTCTTGTCTCCTGCAACCTGCTGCCCCGCATCCGGTGCAGGTTCTTTGGCCATCTTGGCAATCTGAGCATCCTTCGAGGCGATGTCCTTCTCCTGCGCTTTCACTTTGGCATCGAGGTCGGCCAAATCCTTGCGTGCCTTTGCCAGTTCCTGCGCATTTTTGTCACGTTCAGCCTCCAGCTGCGCTCTCACCTCATCGGTCACAGCACTTTCAGCATTTCTGCCGTCTTTCTCAAATTCGGCGAGGTCCTTCTTGAAGGCTTCGACGAATACAGCACCGTACTTGTTCTTCAGTTCCTCTTCTTGAGAAGAGAGCAGGATGGACTTGCCTTTCTCATCCTTGGCAAAGGCAGAGATGCCCAAGAAACCAAGCACTACGCTCATCACTTTTGCAAACATAATTCTATGATTTAGAGTTGATATAATTGTTAATAGTCATTTCCGAATCAATCTCACGGCTACGTTGTACGGCATAGTCCTGGGTACCGATAGCGTCTATCAGCCCCACTTCCAACGCCTCCCTATGATAGAACATCCGGCCACGAAGCAATCCTTCAGTCTCCAGCTTCAGGCAATTTCCCCGATTCTTCTTGACGTTCTCCTGGAAGTCGCGGGCCAACGGGTCCAGTTCCTCATCACGGATGGAAGCATAATCCCCCTTCTTGGCTGCCTCGAAAGGAGCGTTCTTGTAATCGGATAGGTTGGAATAGATGGTATGCACCTTGATGCCTGCACTCTCATAATACTTGGCATAATCCGGAAAACTCATCATCACACCTATACTGCCGAACTCGGCAGACACCTCATTGGCCGCAATTATTTCGTTGCAATAGGAAGCGGCATAATAAGCGGCAGAAGCGCAGAGGTCACAATGAGCCACCACTGCCTTGCCTTTACCACGTGCATAAAGGATGGCATCGACCAGCGGTGCAATGGCATCCACTGCACCGCCACCGGAATCGATGTCACATAAAACAGAAGAAATATTCGAGGAATCAGCCGCCTCGCGGATGAGGTCGGCATACTCCATTGTACCATAGCTGCAATAGGTACCGTATTTAAGCAGGGTACCATGAACGGGAATAATAGCCGTACTGCCTTTGGGAGCGTCAGCATAACCACCGGAAAGTCTTGCCGTTCGACCGCCCGCTGCCGCAATCATCAACGGCACCGGTTCTCTGTCGGCAAGTATCCTATTATCCTGGTTGTCTATGCCATGCTCCAACAGTCTGTTTACAAGCAACAAGTTCGATTCCACCTCGCGGAAGGAAACGAACCATTTGCCTCGGCAGACTGCACTATATAAGTTTGAAAATGCCATTATCTTTTGTACCTTATTAATCCGATACAAAGGTACGATGGCACCAACCGCTTAAAAGGACTTCAATTTTTTGGCCGGCTCAGGGCTGCTGCGCTTGAAAGAGAGGGTAAAGGCTGCCGGAGAACCAGATTCCTGGAGCGTCACCACTACCGGAAACTGGTCGGTTCCCACCACCCTTTCGGTACCATTGGTGAATTTCAAGCGGACCAGTCCCTCCCGGCAAAGCAAATCACGCAACGAATTGGAAAATGAGGCTCCCGTATCAGTAACCACCGCTTTCAGCTCCTGCTCCGTCAATTCCCCGGCAACGTTCTTTTCTTTGAACTCCCCGGAAGAGACCGGAATCGGCGTCCATTCTCCTGAAACCTGAATCGTTTCCACACCCGGCATATTTCTGACCACCGAGGCCGCAACCGGAATAAATCCCATGGCACATATTTGGGCACGTTTGTCACCGATATTCATTTCTCACTTATATTTTAAGAGTTATTTATCTGAAAATCTGCTTTTTACTTAATGATTAATCTGCTAAAAAATGTCAAGGGAACAGCGACAATTGAATATCCCTATTCACCTCCTTGACCATCCGCTGCCTATTACGGTAGTCGAACTTCTTGACAGCATCGTAATTAATGGCATTGTTCTTGATATTGTATGCCATCAGGAACGCCCGGATAATCCGGTCCTGCTTATACCCCTTCTCATAGCCAGCAACAAAGTATTCCCGAACACGTATGCGGAAAGAGGCTTCGATATAGCTCTGAAGCATACGCTGTTTCCATTCCGGTATATAGATGAAGTTCTCCTGCAGAATAAAATGGTTCCACTCCTGAATAGGAAGATACAACGTTATCGGATGCTCCTTGATAGCCTGCTTGGGCGGTCTGTCCGCAACAGTGACCATGGCCTGAATGAACTTGCCAATATCATTGGCAGCAGTCACATTCACACCTTCATCAGTAGGCCTGCATCCGAATTCATGATACAAATAGTCATGGAGATAAGGCTTCAACTCTATTATCACATTAGGTCTCATAGGGTAAATCATTTATATGCAGACAAATATACACATAAATACAGACACTTTATCCAAAATCAGCGCCAAAACAGTCAAAATATAAAATATAATTACATTTGCTAACTCCACACGATCTTATATTTTCTGCTCCATACAGTGTTCTGAGTATTTTGCTTAGAAAATTATGCAACTTTGTAACGTGTAACTTTTCGAGTATATTTCACTGATTATCAAATAAAAGAATTGTAACAAGGCTCACAATACCCATTTGTTACCAATAATCAAATTTGTGACATTGACTCCGATATTCCACTCATACAACTAAAGTAACAAACCCTTATTTTTTGTAACCAATGTTTGTTACCTAAGATGTAACCTTTGTTACTTATTGTTTATAAATGATTTATATTCTTTTTCAAACATAGGTTACAGAGTTACAATAATTTTGTAGAAAATAGGGAAAGGGAGTGGGAAACCCAAAGGCAAAGGCATGCCCGGCGTCCTATTGAATAGTAAAAGCCGCGGACAATTGTGCCCACGGCTTCACTGTGTGACTCCTATACCGGATGTCGGTTCTTCATGGCCTTGCGGAAATTAGGCGGTAGCGGCTTCCGTCGCAGCCTGGTATAATCGTCGTTCAACTCAAAGTCCATCCAATGGTCTTGTGCAGGAAGAAATGCGCCAACGGCTACAAGCATCCAAGGAAGCTTCTCCTTGTCTGCCTGAAGGTTCAGGATGGTGCCCGGCTTCATCAGCTCCAGATAGTCATATACTTGACGGATATAGGCAGCCGACTGCTCCGTTTGCAGCATCTCCGGCAGAAACCGGTCATAATGCTTAATGTAATCAGAACGGAACGTTTCCATCACCACTTTCTACCTGAGGAACGAATGCCGCCGGTTCTCCATTCGTCTGTCTTGAACGCATATAAATCATCTCCTTGGTCTTGCCGTCCACCTTCTGAAGATACCGCCCCGACTTGTTCAACAAGTCTGCGGGATTCATCTCGGCAATATACGGGCATAGCTCAGAAAAGCTGCGCAAAGCCTTGGTGAAGCGCTGCATTTTCCAAAAATCCTTTTTCGACTTGGATGCGACAATGAAATCATCATAGACTTGTTCACGTACAAGAGGCGTGTTCAGATTCTCACCATCCTCGGAAAAATAGCAGTAAGCCCAATCCTCGAAGTCAGAACCCATGTCAGCCTTCCGCTTGCGCTTGAGAATATTATCCATCGGAGGCTGTATCTTGACATTACGGTCTACCATGGCCAGATAGAACTGAAGACACTGGGCGAAGAAATTCAAGTCCCAGTTCCAGTCCTCCTCTCCATAGTCGGTGTTCGTCATCAGGTTGCGGTCAAAGTCATCACGAATGGTCCGGCTCTCGAGGTAGTCGTTTTCTTCGGTCTTCTGATGGTAATAGTCCGAGAACACCATGTACAGCATACGTGCCGAGGTAGACGGGTCAAATTCACGCGGCACATAATTGGTGGTAAAACCAAACTTGGGGGATTCTTCAAATTCTATAAAGAATGATTTGTTGTTCTTGGGGTTGACTGTCATACCGGAAGTGATATTGTCATAGAACTGGCTCATCGGCAGATAACGGTCACAGTCATCCACCAAAACAAAATCAGTATGTACATCTACCTGGTCAAACACGTGGGGATTATCAAGAAGGCGGGGATTACGTCCGGAGAGATTGACCGTCCGCATGAAGAACCGGAATGTCTTGAACAGAAAGCTCTTGCCGCTACGCCCGTTGCACTCATCATCCTCACCTATCTTGTTATCCATCGCATAAAGTGCCCACGCGCGTGAAGGCGACTTGTAGCGGTGCATATTATAACCGATGGCAAACATCTTATTGAGCAGGTTCTGCTTCTGCTCTCGTATCTCATCCTGGGAAAGCAGCGGCCCAGCAATATCAAACTTATGCTCTGTCCGGTACTTGTCAGCTTCGTCTACCCCTTTGTCCTTCCAGGCATACTCTAATTCATTACGCCAATACAGACGGCTGGTATTTATCAGATAATTGAAGAAACAGCTCTTATGCTCCTTGACAGTAATATCAAACACATCCCTATCCTCCGAATCCTTTCTGTGCGACCATTCGAACATGGGTGGAAGAATGCTCACCTTATGAGGTATCACATTTGATTCCCAGGCGCTGCGGTTGTCAGGTATCTGCCCATGTAGCGACTTGATACCGTCTTTACTCACTTCCCAGGTCTCACCTCTGAAAAACATATACTGCTCCTTGGGGGTATAGCTCCGGAAGTCCAGGTTGATTTCATCAAGCTGCGCCAAGGATGATTCTCCGGTACGTGGAGAGTTCAGAATCAGGTTACGAATATCTACCGGAAGATAACGCTCGATGGTAAACCGCTTGAGAAATGCCACAATATCCTTTGCCTTGATTTCACTGACTATACAACCGTTACGGTGTATATACCTCGCATCTTTGGAGTTGTCATCCTTCAGTGTATAGAATCCATTCAACGTGAGGAAATAATGCAAGTAAGCGGAGTTTACTTCATAAATTGTTTTCCGGCTCCGCTCACTCCAGCTATCCACCCAGAAGCGGGCAGGCATGGCCAATGTCTGCAAGTTACGGAAATCCTCCTGCTTCGGGCGCAAATCCACAAAGTCACGAAAATCCTTGCGTGGCTTGCCCCGTTGGTCGCGATAGCCCCGCAACCATCCGGGAAGCCATATCGTATATATGTCGAGGAAACGCAGGGCCAGTTCCGTCCCCTTGCGAACGCCCGTGTCATCGATGTCCGGAATATTGTAGATACGTTCCACATATTTATAGATTTCCTTAATCTCTTCAGGAGCGACCTTGTAGGTCTCGCTGTTGAACCATAGCGGATGACAACCGAGGGCACGGATGCAAAGGGCATCACGCTCTCCGGAACAGATGAAGGCCTCCTTCAACTTCTGTTCCTTGTATTGGGCATCCTTATTCTTCGGATCATTGAAAAACAGTTTCTCTTCCTGGGCATTGAAATCCCGGTAAGCCTTCTGCAGCTCGGCAAAACCATTAATATACTGTTTGGGTTTCACCCCATCGGGCGTATAGCTGAAGCGCCACTGCTTATCCGGATTCAGAGGCTCATATACCTTATAGAACTTGTCAGTGCTGCCGTCTTTCTTCGTAACAGCACATTCACGCATGAAGATAGGATAAGTAGGCGTAGTATATTTAGTGGTGACTTCACGGTTGCGGACATAGGATATGGATTTGGCCACATACCAGTGAAGCGCATCGACGTGCTCCTGCCTGACCCGAGGACCGAGAACCTGCAACTGTACATCAGTAAACTTCTCTTCAAGCTCGAAGAACCTGGCACCTTCGGCTTCATCAGCCGTGGCCGGACGTTTACGAATATCCGGTTTGTTGACAGAACGTTTGAGTTCATCAGTCACGTTATACCTGGAAGCAAGCAAGGCAACCGCTTCCGGGAAACGTACATTCTCCTCGTTCATGCAGATGTCAATCGGACTCATGGCCGTGCCAGAATCCCCGAAATCAGTGACCTTGTAGCAGTCATCATATTTCTTGAGGCAGGCAGAGGCGTCATCCTCATCGGGACGACGCTTGAATTTCTTCTTATTGTCTATGCACCCCTCTGCCTGAGGGTAATAGTACAAAATAATGTCTAACCCATCATGGGTAGCATTATAGATATCGGCAGCTTTAATCATATTGCGGATGATTTAATTCGGTACAAAGGAATTGTTTTATAGGAGAGTTATCAAGGACGTTATCCGCTCCTACAGTTCCCGCGTTTCCTTCAGGCTCCCAATGAACAAGCTCATCAGTTTCGCATATAGTCCGGAAGCTTCCTTCAGATTATCCGGATTCTTGCCGGTAAGATGCACCTTCATATTATCCTTGGAGTAGTCATGGCATATAGCCAAGTGCAGCTCCCGGTTCCGGTCATCAACTACCGAGACCTTCACTTCCTCCACCACGCTGCCAAGTTCTGAGGCATCCAACCACAAATATGACTTTTCATTTGTCTTCAGATGGCAGTACCGATGTACTTTGCCACCTTTACGAATTAACTCCACTTCGACGATTGTCGCTATTTCATTTGTACGCAGAATGCGTACCTTCTGACCTTTTTTCATTGATATTTCTTTTTTATTCATTACTGATTTGTTTTAAAACCGAGACCAATAGCCTGCAATCTCTTTAAGGCTTGTTTCTCATAATCCTTTTTAGCTTTTTCGCTGATTTTATTTTCCCAGCAATCGACACAAAAAGGTCCATCGGGAGCATTGTAGCAACCACCTTTTATCGGCTTCCCACATCTCTTGCATTGTAACTCATTATCCATTGGGTTCATATCTGCTTTATTTTGAATTAAAATCCGACCTTGTTTCCAAATGGCATGGGCAAATCATGTTCCTCTTTATTGAGGGGGTAGTCTTTGGATATATCCAATTGCCGTTCATTGTCAAGTGGGGTTAACAACGCATATAAGTAGCTATGCCCACGAACCTTTCTGTTTTCTATTGAACGTATCTGATAGGTCTTTACATTGGTACCAATGACTACTCCTATAAATTTTCCCACGCTGATTTTGTAATTGTGAAAGAAAGGTGCAATATCAAGCCAACACCGTTCACCGGATGACTCTTCTATTTCGACAAGATTTTCGGTCTTAGAGTAATCGACAAAGGTGCCACAGCCCTTATTCATACCACGTGATTTAAGGTAAACCTTACCTTTTTCGTGTTTAATCATTCTGGGGGTATCAAAGACTATCATACTTATATTCCACTCATTATTGATTTATTACATTACAAAACATACACAGCTATATACTCCACTTTCAGGCATTCCCCCGAAGTCAACCCTAATACACAATTCTCCACAAATGACAAATGGCTTATCGCTTATCACCTTGCCATAGGCACCATAATGTTCGTGAAAGACCTCAGAACCCGGTTTCATTGAGTCCAGTGCCTTTTTCATTTTCTCGGAGGTATAAACGGTTATCCATCTGTTTGCATAATTGTAATAAAGCAGTCCGGTACCGAGAGAATCGCACATCTTCAATACGGTTTCTTCTACCTGCTGCCGGCTGAATACGACGCTGGTCTGCAGCTTCTGCACCTTAACGTCCGGAAACTTCTTTTTGAATGTTGTTTTGGTTACCATGATTCTTGTTATTAGATTGTTATAATTCTTTAAATTCCTGCTCCATCCGGCACTTTCTCACGTAAAGTCCATCAATAATGTACTGGGTACAATACTTGGGAAGGGGGATAACAACAAGGTCACGAGTACCCCTATCGGCATCGCGATACACACAGCATTCCCTACTGCTTTTCAGGATTGAATCAAGCAGGGAATCACACTTTTCAATCTCTTCCTTGAGGGCTTTGGCCCTCTCAAACGATTCATTGTTCATATTATCTTAGAAATAATGGTGTGATGTACATAGAGGTGGAAATTTTTGCTTGGTAGAATACCCCATCAGCTCCAGGTTAAAGATGTCCTCTTCGATTTCTTTCCACGCCGAATATACACCATACATACATTCACGCGCATAGAAAGGCGGCTTGTAGGGGTCGCATACACAGATTATCTGCACATGTGATTTTCTGTTGTATGCTACTAACTTCGTTCTGGAATCGTCGAATAAATCTCCAACGACATGTTGGCCAGGACGGATATTGTAACAGTAACTGTTTTCTTGATATACGTCAAGGGTCTCCCAAGGATATGTCGGGAAATCTGTCATTTTCAAATCTCTCATATTACCGCATATTAGATAGACAACCAATTGCAAATCCTATTATCCCAATATTTATCATCAAGACGATAATATCAAAGAGAAAGAGAATTCGGTAAGAGCCGGATGCTTTCCGCATTGCCCAGACACATAGTATCAAGACTGCCACTATCACAGTTAGCGATATCCACAAAAAACAATCACATTACTCATCACTGTCCTATTTTTGCAAATTCATCTATCTTATCTGCCAAGGTATAATAGCCCATCACCTTTTCATAGGATATGATGCAGACAATGCTGTCGCTGTCATGCTCCACAAGAATAGTCCACTGCCCGTCCTTACCGCTCTCAAATACATCAAGCCGTACCGGACGGCTACGCGGGTATTTCTCATTCATAGCCTTAATCTGGTGCTCGATGTCACACTTCAGTGCATCCAGCGAGCATTCATCGGCAATCAGATGGCGGTCAAACTGTTGCACGTATATCTGTAATGCCCTGCCTTTTTTGTTGACACTGGCATAAGTCTTGATGTTGTCTATAAAATATCTCATAGTCAAATCATTTACATTTTCCATTACTTATTCAATAGGCCAACAAGACCCTTTCCACATCCTCCGATTCTGTATTCTCAAAGAAGATGCAACCCATATCGCACTCAGCATACTCACTCACTTGCACCATCTTATCCCCGAATGACATCTCCAGAATATCAATAAGCCGCCTATCTGACTTCGGAAGGAAATTCAGCAAGAGTTTGACACCTTTTCTCTTGCCATCCCTATAGATATAGGCAATACGATGTTTATCAATGCTCACTTCTCCGGAAAGTTTGGAAACATCCGGGAACATACGTTTCGCAGCTCCTTCGCTGTAAATGACATTCGCGTAGTTCTTGCTAATCTTGCAGGATAACATGACGACACTATTAGGCAACAAACGGCGTATATCCACAACAGTAGCCGGTCCATTAATACGAAGCTGCAATTTAATCGCATCCGGAAACAATGCTTTCGCTTTCTCAATATTCAATTCCATATTCATTTTATTTTATAGGTTAATTATTTCATTTGGTTCTGATGCCAGTAAGAAACCATCTCAGCGACATTGCGAACCCTGATTTTCGCTTTAATATTCTCCCGATGGCGGTTTACCGTACAAGGCGAGATATGCAGTTCTGCCGCAATATCATCCGTCTGGCAGTTGGAGGCTATGAGCCGGAACACCTCCATCTCGCGGTCTGTCAATGCTGTATTAAGCTCCGGACGGCAAATCACGCCTTCATGTTCGCATTCACCCCGTAACGGGCATTTGACTTCCTCGAATACAAACAGACCATCTTTGTTGATGTCAAGGTTATATTGGTCATATTCGCCAAAGTTGCAGCGGATGAAACGATGGACTACCCGAAATTCATAATGCCACCGGTTCATGGTGCTGGCCGAATAGAGCTGCATCAGCCGGGCATGTGCTTTTGGGTATCGATCTCGGATAACAGAAAGCATATATTCAATGGTTGGCCTATCGGAATCCTTAAGTACAACCGCCGGCTGCCCAAACTCCTTCATCATCACATCCCCTTCGGGCGTGTTGTAGAATTCGATGTTAGTTATCTGATTCATCCTTAGGTGGGAATAATTCTTCTACACTCTTGCCAAGGTATTCGGCAATTACTTTCTTCTTAATCATAGGCGGTTCTATGTCTCCAGACAGCCAACGATATACCGTAACCTTACTGGAGCAGGTCACTTCGGCAATCTTGTTGATTGTATCTAACCGCACATTGGGCAACGAATCAATATAGTCTCTAAATACCATATTTGATAAATATTTAATAATTAATAGTTTGTCTACATCGCGTTATTTGCATATTCGCTACGTTATTCGTAGTAACACGATGCAAATATAAGTCAAATATTGACTTATACAAACTTTTTAAGTCAATATTTGATATAAAGCAAGTCATTATACGAATAATCATATAATAATCAAAGAGTTAACTTTAAGTAATATGGATAGTATACTAGAAAATATAAGAACTATAAGAGAATCAAAGGGTTACTCACAAGAAAGTATCTCAGAAATGCTCAATATGACCCAAGCTTCTTATGCGAGATTTGAAAGAGGAGCAACAAAAACTGACTTATCTGTAGTCAGAAAGGTTGCAGCCCTATTCAATATGTCTCTTATTGACTTGATTTCTTATCCTAAAAAACTTATTGACCCTGATTTAATAGAAAGCAATATGCAAGTTCAAAAAGAAGTAAAGGCAACACTTACTATTGAAATGGGTAAAGAGAGGAAAGATCAAGTATTTAGATTCCTCTTTGAAGATAATAACATTGAAATTTTAAATAAATGAAAATAGGAAACAGTATCTTGAGTGACATTCTCTTGAAGTTTGATTTCAAAGAAGTAAACAAGAAAAACATACATTCCGATAAAAGACATTTTCGAAAGGTTGGCCTTCACATTGTCATTGATGGTCCTAATGTCATATATAGCGATAACGTTTATGACTACCATCTTTACGAAAGTAATTTATTAGAAGAATTAACCTCTCTAATTTACTATACCCAACTTATTAAAAAAGATAGAGATATAATTACTAACAAGTTAGATTTAGAATTTAATGAATTAAAGAATATATATCTTTACTTAAAAAGAGATATAGAGACTCATCCACAATACAGTATATTGTCAGAACATTATGTTAGAATAACTAAACTTAAAAATAGCATTGAGAATCTATATAGCAAGTGAATATAAGAGGGAATAATCCTCGGACAAATTTCGGACACAACAATTAATTTTATAACTAAGATATGAATTTGTAGCATGTTGACAATCAAGGAAAACAGAACATTAAAGGTATGTCGTTGTACTTCGAGCCTCTCCTCCCGTGCATGAACGAATAATGGCTGTAAGTATTGCTTACAGCCATTATTCGTTTTATAAATGCCTACCGGATATCTATCAGCTTATGT